TTCTACATTCTACATCTTCCTTTAAGGGTATTAAAGGTTAAAAGTTCTGTTGTCTAAATAATATATAATATATGAAGAAAAAAGAAAACCAAGCCCAAATATCAGAAGATAATGATAATCGTGATATAAAGCTACCAAACTATACAACCGATGAACAGAAGTATAGAGGATTTATCATTGATAGACTCACATCAGCTAAAGAGTCAAGAGAACAAACTCATACAGAGTATGATGATTTAACTTATACAGAAAACTATAGAACTAATAAGAAAGCTGGTATAAGTTATAATCCACCAAAGAATAATAAGAATGACCCAAGAATAGTTACAGGCACTACAATGGAGAAGGAGAATATTATCTTGAACACAATCTTGAACTTAAACCTAGAGCCAGACATTGAAGCCTTTAGTAAAGATGATTTACCTGTTCAACAATTATCAGAAGCAGTTGAAGCAATGGTAAAGAAGTCTAGAATCCTAGAGGACTATGATGGATTAAAGAGAGAACTATTCTATAAGGAGTTATTTGACCAAGGAACAGCATTTGCTGAGGAGTTATTTGTTGAACCTAAACACATTCAAAAGGAACTAAAGGATAAGAATTGGTTTGAAAAAGATGTAGATAAAATAGAATGGACAGAAGTATTAAAAACAGGACTAGGACAATGTGAGATAAATCTTATTAAAGGAACTAAAGTATTTCTAGGTAATATCAATGAAAGTCTAGTAAGTAAACAACCCTATTTATATACAGTAGAATACAAGCCATATTATGACGCTGAGAAGCTATATGGCAAGATGAAGAGATGGGAGAATGTACCTACTCAAGTTAATCAATTAGATAGTAAAACAGAAGATGATACAGAGTTCGCTAATTGGAGACTATATGATACTAACGAAGAAATGGTAGAGATTATTAAATACCAAGACAAGTGGTCTAATGAGTATATGTTAGTTATTAATGGAGTAATGATGCTCCCTTGTGGTTTTCCTTTATCAGAAATGACAGGAGATGGAAAATATAGTTTAACCAAAGGAGATGTAGAGAGAATACCATTCTTTGCTTATGCTAAAAGTATTCCTGCTAAGACTAAGGTAGCTCAGGCAGTATTAGATGAGTTCCTAAGACTAATGATACTCAAGACTCAACAGAGCTATAAGCCTCCTTATGCTAATGCTAGTAATCGTATATTAAACTCAGACATATTTAATGCTGGAACAATAACTCCTAATGTAGCTCCTGATCAATTAAAACCTCTTGTAACTCATCAAGGAGTAAGCACAGGTGAAGTTAATGCTTATCAAATGCTACAAGCTGTGTTAGATGATATGACTGTATCTAAACAATTTGAAGGTACTGAAGACAAGAAACAAACTGCTACTGAGTCAATGAACAATATGAGACAGAGTTTAACTAAGATTGGTTTATATGTATTAGGTGTAATCAACTGGGAAAGAGAGATGTGTAAGAGACGAATAGTTAATATCCTAAAACATTGGACAGAACCTATTGATAAGAAGATTACTGGAGTTAAGGGTAAGGTTGAGAGTATGTATAGAACTATATCAGCTCCTGCTAGTTTTCAAGGTAAACAAGGTATTAGAATGGTTAAATTTACAGAAGATAATACTCCTAATACTCCTGAAGCAATAGAGAGAGAAGAAGATGCTTTTGAGAAACTAACTGGTAAACCTGTTAAAATAACATATTTGAGAGCAGATATGATTAAAAATCTAAATAATGAATGGTATATTGAAATTACTCCTACTGAGAAAGAAACATCAGAGGTAAGAAAGGCTATGTTTAAACAAGATATAGCTGATACAGTAGCCCTATTTGGTATAGAATCAACTAACCTAGAAGGATTAAAGCCTAGATGGTCTCAAATCCTTAAAGAAGAAAAAGATGTATTATTTACTGAAGGACAACAAAGTATTAGTCCAATGCAACAAGGACAGGCAGGAGCTGGTCAAAGACCTCAAGTTCCTAGTGTAAAAACTCCCCAAAAGCCTAGTATAAACACTCTTCAAAATCAAGCATAGAAAAAGCGATACTTATAATTAAAATAATAATATGTACGCACATTATAGAAAGAAGAAAAGAAGTTTGTTATATAATATCTTTATAAAGATTGGTAAAAAGTATTTTTATGATTCATTAAGATATGAATTTCCTACAGAAACTAAAACATTTAGTCCTAAAAAGGAAATATGTCATTGTGGAGGAGTCATAGAGTGTATCTACGGAGATAGTCCTCATAGCAAATGTGATAAATGTGGAAAAGAATTATGGGGAGGTATTGGTTATAATTTATATTTACTAGATATAGATAATGATAACAATATGCTTTATGAATATTATAGTAATGATAAGCACGAGGGATTTAAAACAGAAATAAAGTTAGGAATACCAACTACTAGGAAGATTATTAAAAAGATTAAATAATATGGATATAAACACAGTAATAGACAAATTAGACCTATCAGAAGCAGATAAGAAGTCAGTTAGTGTTATCTTTAGCCGTAAGGTATTCAAGAAAGTAATGGATAAGATAATACAGATTAAAAGAGATGTTATAGGTGATGAAGTTAAGACCCTAGAGGGATTGGAGAGAATGAGATTTACAAAGATAGGCAATGAAGAAGTTTATAAGATATTTGAAGGAATAAACTCAATCTTTGAGAGTGAAAACAAACCAAAGGAAGATTTTAATCCTCAAGATATGATTTAATAACAAATATATGGATTTAGAAAAAGATTTGGTAAAAGCAATGAATAATCCTAATAAACTACAGACATTATGGATAGAGTTATCTAAGAAGAAAAAGTGTATTTATTGTAGTAAGAAGTTTAAAGATGGCATAGTAAATAAACATCCTAACGAGAGTAAGTTTGCATTATCAGCACACTATTGGTTTACAGCAGAGTATTTAGTACATTGTCAGACTACTCACGGTTATAATCCTGATACAATGACTGAGTTTTTAGAAACAATTAATAATAAGTAATTTAATAGTTAGTTTCCAGTCGGGAATCTTAAGAACCCAGGTAAATCAACTTAGATTATGCGACCGATAGGACGCAAATACCTAGATGGGAGTAATGTGGTGACGACCAATTCAAATATTACTCCTCAGCTGAAAGCTAACTATTAAGATAAGTTTAACAATTAAGTTAATTATTAAGTGTTATTCGCCTTCGCAAAGGTTGTTAGTGAAGTGTACACCACTTACATATTGCGTTAGATAACACAAAGGAAAGCACATTAAAAATGTCAGAAGAAAAAGACCCAGTAGAACCTGTAGTTGAACCTATAGAGAAAACATACTTCAATGAAGATGGTGAGGAAGTAAAATTCCCAGGTACTCCTGAGTCAATAAAGAAACTACTTGATGAGAGTAATACTGAAATTTTAGCTAAAGAGAAAGAGCTTAAAGGTCTTAGAGATAAAGACTTTAACTTTAAAAGGGTTAAAAATATGTCAGTTGAAGAGAAAGCTAAGTTTGATGAGAAAGAATTGGTTCTTAAACAACAGATAGAAGATTTGCAAGATGGTCAAGACAAGACAAAGAACCAACTAGTAGAGAATTGGAAAGACAAAGCAATTCGTAGTATGGTTGGTAGTGATGAGGAATTGAAAAAGAAAATCATTGAATCTTATGAAACATTAAACATTGAAGCTAATACTGAATTTGAAATTGGCGATAAGGTGGTCAAAGCATTTCTATCAACTGGTTTAGCTCCAGTAGGTGTATCTAATCCATTAACCACTGCTTCTCACGGAGTATCTGCATCACCTGATACAGAGAAAGGTATAGAATCTAAAGCTAGTAAAGAGTTTGGCAACAAATTTGGACTTACAGCAGATGATAAGAAGAAGTATAAGAAAGGAGTTAAGATAATTTAACTATAAATATATGGAAGATATAAAAAGAGAAGGATTGAGAAAAGATTTAATTGAAAAACAACCCTTTAAAGAAGAATTTAAAGAAGAACCAGCAGAAGAAATTAAAGTAGAAACACCAAAACCAGAAGGAATCTTTGTTGATTCAAAGAAATTAGATAAGATGGTTGGTGATTTCAATGAAATGGCTTTAAAGGTAAAGTCAATGGAAGAACAAATGCACGCAGGAGAGAATCTTGATAAACCAAAGGAAAGAGGAAACAATAGAGTATTCCTAAAGATAATCAGAGACGTTGATAATAAACCTCATATTATTACTTCCTCAAAGTCTAGTCTTAATAATCGTCTAGTATATAGTCCTACTAATGCTAATGTAGTAGTCGGAGAAATATTACAAGCTGAATACTATTCATCAATAGATGATTGGAGTTCAGGAAAGGTAGATCAAGTTTATTTTACTCGTTCAGGAGAATTAGTATATGGTGAAGTGATTAAGAAAGAAGGTAATGTTGATCATATTAAACTAGATAAGTTAAGCGATAATGCTGGTGAAGATACTAGAGAACTATTAAGAAGTATTAAAGAACCAGTAAAGGTAGAGATTTCATTTGTTAACCCATAATAATAATAATATGTCAAAGAAAGAAAATATATATATTGGTTCACAATTGGTAAAACAATATGCAATATCAGACAAACCAGAAATAGATTTAGTAGGTGTCTTATATGAAAATGATAGTGCAGAAGACTTTACTAATGACCAATTTGAAGCAGTAAGGTCATCTGAGAAATATGATGATGGTCAAGTAAGACAAAGAAAGTTTAATAGTCTTATTGTAGGTATTCTAAAGGATATGTTAAGAAATAATATCAAGATGATAGATGTAGATTTCATTCTTAACCTAGTAGATACCTCAATTAGAGAGAATTACAAGAAAATGATTGCAGATATGTTTGATGTTAAAGACCCTAATTTGATTAGTCTAGCTCAAATAGATGCACAATTAAAAGTAAAGAAATAGTATTTTATACATTGCTTGTGAGAATTGGATGTGCTCATAAGCAATAATAAGATTCCATTCGCTGACACCGTAACTGTCAATCTTAGAAAATTTCCCAGGTAAGGAGTTAAAATCCAAAAGGTATGTAAAAACCTTAATTTTACGTATTTAATTAACCCTTAACAGGAAAAATATGACTGTAAAAATAGAATCAGGCCTTTGGAAAATGGCCTGGCAAGCAAAGAAAGCTTCAACAGCTTTTGCTGATGATGTTTTAGTCGCTATGGACAGTGGATATGCTAAACCAGCAGATTCAGGTTCAGGTGGAGTAGATGAACCTATCGTAGGTTTATATTGTGGTGAGGTAATCACTGCAGCTACAACTGGAACATTTCTTTATAGTAATACTGCTAAAATCCCTATTATGCTACCAGTTGGTAATGATTCTAAACTTAGAATGACTGCTACTGGAACTCTAGCTGTAACTGATGAAGGATTAGGACTTGACATTTCGGATTCCGTAACTGTCAACGCCGCAGCTAATACTTATAAAGCAGTCACCTGTACGGACTATATTAGTGCTACTGAAGGACTATTTGTTATTAACAAAACCTTCAACACTAACGTAGCCGCATAACACTAAAACTATGTCTCAGATAATTAATAGAGGCAATTTCCCAGATTTCTGTGATAACTTAGAAATCTATTGGAGAAAGTCTTACGAAGAATTCCCTAAAGCTGCAGCTCAGCTTTATGATGTAGAGAATGTTAGTGTTGATACAGGTGATGAATCTGGTATTGACGGATACTCAGTTGCCAAACGAAAAATGGAAGGTGGCGACTTAGCTTATCTAAACATAACTCAAAATTATAGAAAGAGTTGGACAGTGTATGAAATCGGTGGAATGACCAAGATTACTTGGTTGATGCGAAAAGCTGCTAAATATAACAAGATAATGGGAAGAATCTCAAATCTTGCTACATCAGCTGCTAAAAGACTAGAGTGGGATTTAACTCACAGATTCTCTTTCGCTACTGCTGAATCTTATACAAACCTAGACGGTGATACTGTAACTACTACTGTTGGTGATGGTGAAGCTTTAGCTTACACAGAACACACAGTTCCAGGAACAACTACCACTTATAGAAACCGTATCGCTAATAACCCTGCCTTAAGTAAAGGTGGAATTGAAGCAGCTGAACTTTTGTTCGCTTCTCAAATCCCTGATACTAATGGTGAGTTAGTAGTTGATACACCTACACATATTATTGTTCATAACAATCCTAATGTTGTTAATACAGCTTTAGAATATTTACGTTCAGTTGCTGCTCCAGAGCAAGATAACTCAGGAGTAACAAATGTGTATAAAGGCAAATATACTTTAATTATATTGCCTTACTTAGCAACCACAGCCGCTGGTGCTTATAATTCAGCTAAAAAGGACTATTGGTTCTTAGCTAATCTTAATCACAAAGACGCTGTATTGAAAGTTCTTCAATCTCCTACTTTCATTCCTCCAACCGATAACGGTGGTAAGGAATTTGAAACAATGGATTGGAAGTTCGGTTGTCACGCTGCTTATGCTATTGAAATTATAGACCCTAGATGGATTTGTATGAGTTCAGGAGATGGCGTAGCATAAAGTAGAAAAATATTGATAAAATTATATGAAGAAATGTGTTCTTTGTCACAAACAAACAGATTCTTATAAAGTTAATCAATATGCTTAAACTTAATTCATATTTTATAAGCTATATTTAGAGGTGGTGGTGGGCTTATAAGATTTAACAAAAAAATTATGTTATACGGACAAAATTCAGGATACGGAATGGGACTTATTAATATGGTCTCATCTATTATCCCTACCTTTGGAAGAATTTTTGTGGTTTTTGACCCAGATGATACTACAAGCGAAAATTATCAAAGAATGCAAGAATTAATGAAACCAGACCCACAAGGAAAAACTAGATTCTTTACTTCATTAGAGTCAGCTTACGCAGCTGTAGAATCTAATAACAATGATGTTATTTTACTAGATGGTCATTCAGCTCACGAAATTGATGCAATGATAACTGTTTCAAAGAGCAGAGTTCATTTCGTTGGTATGGATGGTGGTGGAAGATTATGTCAACAAGGTGCAAGAATTAAAATGGGTGTTACTGGTGTAGCAACTGATTTAGCACCAGTATTAGTTACTGGAACTAGAAATACATTTAGGAATCTAAAAGTTGAGAATGCTTCTAGTACAGATGAATCTTTATATGGATTTATTGAGAATGGAGAAGGAACATACATTGAAAACTGTCATTTCCTAAAGACTGCTGGACTTGATGACGCTGGTTGGGCTAACTTCTGGATGGCAGGAGATAGTTTAACAATGAAAAACTGTACTCTTGGACAATCTAATGTTGGAAGTGCAGTAGCTCATTATGGCATCTTAATTGATGCTAAAACTGGTGGAGGTTCAAGTGCAGTTAAAGAAAATATGTTAGAGAATATTTATATTAATATGTCTGTTCTTACTGCTGCTGCTGCAACTGCTTGTTTTATTAAAGTAGCCGATGGTGCTGCTATGAACTTTAATAATGTTATTAAAGACTTGAACGCTTATAACTTTGTACAGGCTAGTACTGGAACAATTATGACAGATGCTGTTCTTGGAGCAGCTTGTACTGGTGGATATCTACAATTAATCAGACCAACCTTTATGGGTTGTACTGGTGTAGGTTCTGCTACAGGACAAGGAATATACATTTCTCAATCTACAGCTCCTGATGCTAATGGAGGATTGGGAACTGAACTTACTGATTCCTAATAATAAATATATGCCTACAAAAAAAGTAGAAAAGAAAAAGGTTGTTAAAGCTACTAAAGTAGTAAAGATTGTAAGTCAAGAAAATATTGATTGCGACCACAGAAAAATCACTTTTAGTGATGGTTCTGAACAAATCTTATTTGTTTAAGATAACCTTAGTTAGAGGGAACTGACCTCACTCGTTCCCTCAATAGTGAGGTTTATGAAATAATTAATAAATTAAATAAAAAATTATGAAAAACACAAGATACTATAATATCTTTGATGGAGTAAAGATTCCTTCTGCTGTATATACAGTAAATTCAACAACTAACCTTTGCACATCAGCAGCTCACGGATTAGTAAATGGTGATATTGTTATAGTTACAACAGCAACAACATTGATTGACCCATTAGTAGTAGCAACTGAATATTATATTATAAATGCTACTACCAACACATTCCAATTTAGTACGTCATTAAATGGTACAGCCGTAAATTTTGCTGATACAGGAACTGATGAACAAAGATTTTGGTTACAAGGTAAAAGAATCTATTGTGCAGACGCTGACTTTGTAAATATTACAACTTATGGAAATGCAACAAATAATATGGTAGTAAAAGTATTATCAAGTTCTCAAAAAGATTGTCCTGCATTTGGTGGTGCAGTAAGTGGAACAAATACTTGGATTTATCAAGATATAATAGGACTACATAATGGTACATCTATTGATGGTTCTACTGGTTTTGACCCAACTGAATCAACTGTATTTATAAATTCTATCAATGCAGATGGTATAGATTGGATTACAATGGCAATTACTGCTTATACTGCTGGTAATGTAAAAGCAGACGCAACTTTATATGATAAAAGATAAATTTTATGAAGATATTTAACAAAAAGAAAGTTCCTATCTTGAGTGATAAGAAAGAAGACTTAATTAGAACTATAAATGCTTCTAAGGGAGAAATTCTTGCTATGTCTAATGTTAAAGATAATATAGTTAAAGTTATCAAGGGGTTAGAACTTAAAGAAATATCTCTAGGTAATGATATTGTAAGAGTTCAGAGTACATTAGATGATATGAATGTTGATAAAGCTGATAAAGATTCAAAACTAAAAGAACTTAATAATAACATATCTAAGAAACTAAAAGATTATCTGGCAATAGAAGAAAGCATAAAATTACTAAGTTCAGATTACTTAAAAGATAAAGCTGAATTAGAACTAGAATTAGAACAAGGCAGAGAATATCATAAAGAAGAAATGAAAGTAATGGTTAATAAGGTTAAAATACTTAAAGATGAGGTAAATGACCTAACTGCTAGTAAAGAACTCTTAGATGACCAAATAAAGGTAAATAACGGTGTAATAGAAACATCAGAGGAAACTAATAAAGTATTAAGTGATTTGACTACTAAAATAAAAGAAAAGAATGATAAGTTATTTATTGAGATTAAAGTTAAGGAAGCTAATCTAGATAAAATCAAAAGACTTATAGAAGAAAGAACACTGATACTAGATGAATCAGGTAGTGATTTAGATACATTGACTAAAAAAATAGAAACTAGAAATACTGTAAATGAAAAGTTGAAGAAAGAAAATGAAGAACTAGAAGGAAAGAAGTTAACTGTATTTAAAAGAGAAAAGGAAGTAGAAGAAAAGGCTGTAAGAGTTAAAAAATATTATGAGAAAGCTCAAGTAAACATTAAATTATAATTAAATGGCAGGACGAAACCCGACAAAACTAAAAGTAGCAGGAGATGATAGTTTGGTATCAAGAGCTTTAGCAACAGAAGCTAGACAAGACGAAACAATAGCTGAATTAGAGAAATTAGTAGGTTTTGAAATACCAGCTTTTGATTATATTGCATTAACTTATACTGGAGATAATTTAACTGGAGTAGTTTATAAAACAGGAGGTGCTGGAGGTTCTACAGTAGCAACATTAACACTAGCTTATACTGGAGCAGTTTTAGATACCATAACAAAAACATAATGAAATTTGTATATAATCCATTTACTTGTAATCTAGATTGGGTATCAGATACAATCAATATAACAACCGCAACAACCACTGACCTAACTGGTTTACTTAGTGGTGATGGTGCTAATATTTCAGCATCAACAAATATTACTATGCCTGATGGTGGAACTATTGGACAAGCTGCTGGGCCACTTTTAACATTTGATGATACAAATAATTATTTAGGGATAACAGGAGCTAGTGTTGGTATTGGAACGGTAACTGCAAGTGAGGCATTAGATGTTACTGGGAGTGCCTTAATATCTGGTTCATTAGGTGCTACTGGTTCAAGATTAGTAAAAGGATGGTTCACAGATTTAGAAATTACAAATGTTCCTACTATAAATGGAACTGCATTAAGCTCTATTTATGCAGCTATCGGTCAAACAATGTATATTGGAACAACTGGGGTAGCAATTAATAGAGGAACAGGTGCTTTGACACTCGCAGGGATAACCCTTACAACTCCTGACATTGGAACGCCAAGTGCAGGAACTTTAACTAATTGTTCATTCCCAACTTTAAATCAAAATACAACTGGAAGTTCAGGAAGCTGTACTGGTAATGCTGCAACAGTAACTAATGCTATTTTGACAACTGCTTTAACTGTAAATACAGGAACACTTACTCTTACGGCAGATGTAGGAAATGATTCAGTATTAACTATTGGTGGAGGTGCAGTATCAGTTTCAGGTAGTAACACTGGAGACCAAACAATTACTGATGCTGATGTAGTCTTTTATGATGTAACTACCAATAATGCTTCTGTTGATAAACACGGATTTTTACCTAAGTTAGCAGGAAATCAAACAAACTTTTTAAGAGCTGATGGAACTTGGAGTACACCTGCTGGTGCTGGTAATGTTGCAACAAGTGGTACACCAGTTGCTAACGATTTTGCAAGATTTGTTAATGCTACTGATATTGAAGGTCGTTCTTATTCTGAAACTTTATCAGATATTGGAGCAGAACCAGCTAAGGGAGCAGATGATAACTATGTTACCGATGCAGAAAAAGTTGTTGTAGGTAATACTTCGGGAGTTAATACTGGTGACCAAGTTGATTATACAGATACAATGGCGCGGGATGCTGTTGGATTAATATTAGTAGATTCAAGTGAAATTGATTTTACTTATAATAATGTTACTCCTAGCATAACGGCAGATTTAAAAGCTGCTTCAATAGATGAATCAAAGTTAGATGTAAGCGTTAATGCCAGTCTTGATTTAGCTGATAGTGCTATTCAATCTGGTGACTTAGCTACAGTAGCTACTTCAGGAAATCACACAGACCTATCAAATATAGGTACAAATACTCACGCTCAAATAGATACACACATTGCAAATGTTACAACTAACCCTCACGCTGTTGATAAAACAGACGTAGGTCTAGGTAATGTAGCTAATGTAGATACTACTAACGCTTCTAATATTACAACAGGAACTTTATCTAGTTCAGTATTACCTCCAGTGGCCCTGACAACTGTCCAGGTCGCAGGAAGTGAAGTAGCTATGTTGTTACTAACTACAGAAGAAGGTGACGTTGTTGTTCGTTCTGATGAAAATCGTTCTTATATGAGAAACGCTGGTACAGCTGGAACAATGGCTGACTTTACAGAATTACAAACTCCTACTGACTCAGTATTAAGTGTTAATGGTGAAACAGGAACAGTAGTTCTTACAACTGGTGACATTACTGAAGACGTGGATGATAGATTCGTTACAGATGCACAATTAGCAGCTTTACACCCTGCAGTTACAGTTACTGATTCTACAGAACTTGATTTTACACTTACTGGACAAGATTTAACTGCTTCAATAAAAGCTGCTTCAATAGATGAATCAAAGTTAGATGTAAGCGTTAATGCCAGTCTTGATTTAGCTGATAGTGCTATACAATCAGCAGATTTAGGAAGTGCTGCTTATGAAGATACTGGGTTTTTTGCAGCGGCATTAGGAGCTGACGACAATTACGTTACTGATGCTGAGAAAACTGTTATAGGTAATACAAGTGGAGCGAACACAGGAGACCAATCAGTTGCTTATGCTAACACGATTGGTTTAACGGGATTAAATGATTATAGCTATAACGATTTAACTAATAAACCTACTATCCCAACCGTAAGTGATACGGCTTATAACGAGGGAACTTGGGATGCAAATGTTGATGGAGCAAGTAAGAATGCTATTAGAGATAAGGTGGTTTCAATGGATAGTTCTATAGGAACTAATACAGCAAAAGTTTCAGCTGATGCTTCTGTTGATACTCACGATGATGTAGATACAACAACCGATACACCATCAACAAATGAAGTTTTGAAATGGAATGGTAGTGATTGGGTTCCGGCAGTTTATAATTATAGTTTTGTATTTTCTATTGCTTCATTCAGTGATGCACAATCAACACCACAGCTTATTGGTTCAGGAGAATGGAAAGCAATAGGAGCGTTATCATTTACTGCAACTTATACTAACGGGCCACCAACAGCAGCAGTAGTTCAATGTGCTGATTGGGTAGGAGATTTAGATATGGGAAGTCCTTATACAGGACCAACAACAAATACTGAAAATGTAGATTACCCTGCTTCAAGTGGAGGTAATGTAACTTTTACTTTAGATGCTGATAAAAGTGCAGAAAACGATACTGATACAGAAAGAGTTTATTTCTATAATTATTTTAAATATGATGATGTAAATAAGAATAGTGGTTTTACTGATGCAAACATTACTTCGTTAGTAGGTAGCATTATTACTAATAATGAATATAGGTCAGTTTCTATTACTGCTGGTTCAGGATATTATTGTGTAGTAGCTCACAGAACAGGTGATGGAAATATTAAACAATTTAGAGTAGGAGGAATGACAGCAGCTTTTAATAAGAATGATGCTACTGCTGTAGCACCTTTAATAGAGATAGTTTCACATACAAACACAGCAGGAGAAACAGAAAACTTTAATGTTTATGCTAGTAAATTAGCTGATTTAGATGGAGTAGGAACTACAATTCAATCAGTAAATTCCACTACACCATTAAATTATATATTTTATGGAGGTAGTACAACTTCTACTGGTTGGAATGAAGCAACTATTGAAGCATTAGATGAGAAAGAGATTACATCAGATTCTACTCAGACTTGGGATGAGATAGCTTTGGATGCTAGTGAGTATTTCATATTTGCTTTGCCATCACGATTTGCTACACCAACATTTTACGATAATGATACTGGATTCGAAGCAGCATTTGAAGCACCAGACACATTAAATATAACTAATCCGGCTGGGTTTCAAGAAGAATATAATATATTTCGTTCCGAGAATATTCTTGGCCCGGGTAATTTTACATTAAGAACATCATAAATTTATGGGAATAGGATTAACAGCAAAAATAGAACCAAAGAATGCAGCCTTTCAGGGTATGGTTGACGATGATCAAGTAATTGATTCAGATACAACTTCTGGTAATATTTTGATTTCTCAAGGAGACTATATGGATAGTAAGGTAATGGGTGGTGATGCTACTATTGTTGCTGATGGAACTATTACCTTGAATAAAGGAATTGCTGATAATAAGATAGTCGAGATTGATTCTGCTACAGTAGCTGATAATGATTTCGCCAAGTTTACAGTCAATGGTTTAGAGGGTAGAAGCTATAGTGAAGTAAGGTCAGACATAAATGTTGAAGATGGAGCAGATGTCACTGATGTTACTAATGTTACTGCTGCTGGAGCTTTGATGGATTCTGAAGTAGATGCCGATATTAAAACATTAACACTCCCAGCTAGTACAACTATTAGTGCTTTTGGAAAGACTGTTGTTGATGATGCTGACGCTTCTGCTGTCAGAACTACACTTGGTTTGATTATAGGAACTGATGTATTAGCTGAACAAACTATTGGAATAGCAGATAATAACCTCTTAGAAGTAGATGATGCTGACGCTGCTGACAATGATTTTGCTAAATTTACAGCAGGAGGATTGGAAGGACGTAGTTATTCAGAAGTTAGAACGGATATAAATGTGGCTGATGGTGCTGATGTTACTGGAAGCAATGCACCTCAAGCTCATAGTGCTTCACACGAAAATACAGGAGGAGACGAAATAAGCGTTGCTGGATTATCTGGATTATTAGCAGATGACCAACACGTTTTAGATGCTGAAGTTACTGCTGCTGCTACAACTATTAAACTAGATAACTTTGCTACACCAGATGATAATACAGATTTAAATGCTACTACTACTTATCACGGATTATTAAAGAAATTAGATGGAACCTCTACTAACTTTATGAATGGTGAGGGAAATTGGGCAGAGCCAGCAGGAGGAGCTTCTCAATTATCCGATTTATCAGATGTAGGAGTATCAACTCCGACAGATAAAAATGCTTTAATGGGAGATGGAGATAGTTGGGAAAGTAGGGCTTTAGTAGAAGCTGATATTTCAGATTTAGGAAGTTATCTAACTACCTTAGCAGGACATAATGCTACTGAATTAGATGATATTTCTGCTCAAGACATAACTGATATTGGAAAC